TGGAACACGTTGTCAAATGTAGGTGTTGTCATGTTTGTGTTTCCATTTCCTTCATATTACACCAGCGAGGACTTCAGGCTAACTTTAGGCTTGCCACTACCGCCTCGGGCGACCTTGGCCCCGCCGCTTTTCTTGAATGACACCTTGCCAATCCCCTTACGGCCACCCTTGCCGACATTCTTACCGGCCCGGCTAATCGTGCTTTTGGCGAAACGAGCGCTGGCCTTACCCGAACTACCCCCAGATGACTTAGCCCCGTAAGCCGTCGCTCCAGCGGCGTAGCCGGGTGTTCCAGCGAGAGCAAACTGGTTCGTGCCATCGGTCATCTTCTGCTTGGAGATGTCGTAGTTGCCGACGTTGTAGATGTCCTTTAACCCGGCCTGGTCGAAGCCCTGGCCCTGGAAGGCGGCTTGTCCGGCCGACTTCTCTAGCCCGTAGAGGGCGGTGTCCTGGAGGTATTGAGCCGTAGCGGGGTCTTTGTAGTTCTTGGCATCTAGGTTGGCTTGAACCTGAGGTGAGGCCGTGGGGTACTGGTCGTACTGCGGAAGGTTCTTTACCCCCCGAACGGTGCGGTTGTAGTTGTCTTCGGCGGCGAACTGGGCGGCGAGAGCGGGGTTGCTCCTGATGAATAACGCCTTTTGGGTGGGGTCGGTCAACTTGAAGTATTGGTTTTGCAACGCCACCACCGGAGCGGGAGCCGTTGGGTAAGCCACGGGATCTTTGGGCTTGTTAGGATCGCCCGCCGGAAGCGAGGCAAAGAACTTCGAGCGCTGGTTCTGGAGGGCAGTAATCCACGGGTTCTGCGTTACCATCTGGGTCTTTTGCGGGTCCTGCTGGTTGAGGGTCGAGTAGGTGAGGAACTTTTGTTGCTGCTGGGGGGAGGCCTGGAAGAACGGGTCAATGGGTTGGCCGTTCTTAGCGAGCTGCTGGTTGAGTTTGTTATCCGCCGCGAGGACGTTGGGGTGAGACAGATAGACGCTCGCTCGGGTTTGAGTGTCCCAGACGGTCGGTTGGACCTGGTATTGACCGGTGACGGGGTTCTTAGAAGCCGGGTGGATAGTGTTGAAGGCCGCCTGGTCGTTAGCGTTCAGTCCGGATACCGCCTGGTTGCGAGCGTCGAAGTACTGCTGAGTGGCGAGAGCTGGGCCAACCGTCTTGTCTGTCCGCGCGGATAAGCCTACAGCTCCGAGGGCAGACTTCAGTATAGGGTTCATCGACCCCGAGTTGTTGGCATTGAGAATCTGCTGAGAAGCTTGAGGTAGATGGCTTTTAACTACCCCTGCTTGGGCCAAACCCTGAGCGCCAATCGGAAGCGAGCCGGAAATAAGTGTAGTGGCGACCTGCTCAGCCTGGTCCTTTGTTGGAGATGTAGGGTTGTACAACGGTTTGTTCGAGTAGTCGGTGTTGGTGGCTACCTTGAGTGCGTCCGAAGGCAGAACTGCCAGGCGGTTACGCCCGTAAGCGGCGATGTTGCCGGGAATGTTGCCAGGCTTTACCTCTGCGCCTAGTCGGCCATCTTCTCCCCGAGTCAGGTTCACACCGAGGGCGGCGGCCTCTGAGATGTAGCTTTGGGGGAGCCCGAACTCCTGCACACCTCCCTTGCCGTCAGATAAATCTGTAGGGACCGAAGGATGTATTAGCGCCCGGATCAGAGTGTCCCGCCAGTTGTCCTGCTTCTGGCCGAACAACGCTCCTAGTGCGATCTGAACACCGAGTAGGGCGGCAGTGTTGCCCACTACAGCCGAACGGGCATACTTACCGGCTACACCCTTCTCGGTCAGTGAGCCTTTAAGGGTAGCCCACTTGGCTCTCGTGAACTGCGGAGCCAGCAATACATCCGATAACCCGCGCTGTACCCTCGGGTCAAGCCCTCTCACCTCACTGTTAACGAAGCCCATTATCTCGTTGATACGCGTTCCGGCTTGCCTAGCCTCGGGACTGTCGAGAGAGATTCCCTTGTTCTTGAGATCTTCCATCACGCCCTTAACCATCTGGATATGCATGGCGGGCATCTGCTGTTCAAAGATAGTGCGCTCGCCGATACCGTTCTTGCCGAGGTTTAACTTCCCCTCAGAGGCGTAGTCCGAGCCGAACTTGATGGGCGTACCAATCCGGGCTCCGGCTTCGACCGTCCCATCCTTGAGAGCAGCGGTTTGAAGTTTGGTGGAGTAGTCCTTGGAGATAGCGAAGAAGGTATTGGCGACTCCCTTGGCGGCCATGATCGGATGCCCAGCTCCCGCTAGTGAAGGGCCAGCCTTTGCCACGCTGATGTTGAGAGGGTGGAATTGACTAATGCTCAAGAGCGACTGCTTTAGAAATTTGTTACTGGTCTTATAGATCGTACGAGGTTTACCCATCTGCGGGGGTGTTTCCATCGAGCGGAGTTCTTTTAGGCCCTGTTCAGATACGGGGAGGGTCTTGCCGTTACGCAGGTCGAAGGAACGATTGGTCTTCTCAGCTCCTGCGTCGGCCTCGGTAATGCCCTTGATGAGGGCCTGTCGCTTCAAAGCCCCGGCTACGCTCTTGCCGTACTCTAAGACCGCTTCTTCGGGGTTGCGGCCCTTGAGTTTTAGCCCAGCCGCTTCACCGTGAGCGATGGTGGGATGAATCCGGGCCATGTCGTTGACCCCCTGGAAGGTGTTGGGGTCAGCTACCCCACCCGTAGAACTTATCTGCTCGGGGTTCAAGTCCCAGTCGTGGAGGGCGTAGGTCTGCCGGTAAGGGGTTGAGCCGCCTAGGGCGCGGTCAGTGGCGTGGCCTCGGTCTGAGAGCTGCTTCCAGGCATCTATGGCGGCTTGCATCTTGGCGGGGTCCTTGGCCTTAGCCACCAGGGCGGGGTCTTCGATCGCTCGGAAGAAGTTGGGCTTGTCCTCGGGGTTGAGGCGTCTCACGGCATCGTGAGCTAGACCAGCGGCAACATCGATGGGGTTGGAGGCGAGCTGGGCGTTAGAGCGAGCCTTGGCGTAGTCGCCCGCCTCCACCTTGGGGATACTCACCTTCATGGGATTGTTCTCGCCCGTGGCGCGGCGGTTGATCTCGTTTTGAACAGCCGTCTGGTCGGCGGCCTTCACCTCCTGGGCGTGAGTCACTTTGGCCTTGAGCGGGGCGGTCGGTTCAACGTTGGCAGTTCCGGCCTTGGCCGCCATGGTCTCCTTGTCAGTCATGCCGAGGGCCTTACCCATAGCCTGTTCGTCAGGGCTGAGCGACAGGAACCCGCCCTGGTTCTTGAGCGGAGCCGTGAGCTTTTGAGCCAATGTCGGCTTGCCGGTAGAGGGGAAGTGCCGGTCAAAGTGGGGTTGTAGCTCGGCCTGTTGCTGGTAAAGGTCGCGCATATGCGCCACCATAGGCGAGTTCTCAAGGGCGGCGTTACGCTGCATCTGCTCATGCTTGGAGAGACTGGGGTTGTCGGCTAGTTGTTTCTCCACCTTGTAGGCAGCCTCTAAGCCATGGCTACCAGTAGAGGGGTTCCCCCCAAGTTCCTGCTTGATGTCTACCACTCGGTTAAAGACGGATTGCGGGTCATTGACATTAACCACGGGCGAAGTCTGAAGTCCCTCCCCGAACTTGCCATTTACTCTGGGCTGGCCGATGTACCCGGATTGATCGGCTAAGGCCGATCTGAGGGTAACCGGAGGTTTGATGGGGGCAGTAACTGGCCCCGCTGCTGGAGCCTCAGAGGAGCCATGCATACCACCAAATTCCCCCGCTGCCCCAAGTAGGTTCATGGGGATGCTGGCGGCGGCAAGGCCCTGGCCAAGGAGCTTGTTGCCGAAGACCGGGGCTGCGTTTTGAACTGGGGCGTGATTCTCTAGGAACGAAACCTGAGGTTTACCCGTAATAGAAGCGGCCGTATCACCCGCTGCCTGCTGTGCGAGTCCAATCGGCGAGTTCTGGTAGCCGATTTTACCAACCCCTAAGGCCGCCCGGCTCGGGTCCGTTACGCCAGTCATGGGGTTGGTAGTGTCTTGAGCCAAGTGGAAGGCCTGAGACAGTACTGGGGCGTTGTTCTGCCCCCAGCTCCCAACCGCTTGAGCAGTGGGATTTATAACGTTCTTGTAGACAGCTCCAGCTGCATTGCCCACGTCCTGAGCCGCTGCATTGCCAACTCCACCAAAGAAGTTGCCAATATCGCCGCCGTACTGGTCGAGTTTCTTACCTATAAAGCCGAGGTTTAGGCCCATTTGACCCTCCTAGGCGTTTGTCTTCTTGTTACCCAGAGTAAACAAAGGCAGAGCGGAAGCGAACGGACCCGTGTTCTGCTCGGTGAGTGGAGCATCCGTCGTGTAGTTGAACTGATCGGGAGCAGCGGTACCGGCGGCGGCCAAGCTTGCAGCCTTAGCCTGGGCGTCGTTGGGATTCATTGCCTGGACTCCACCCACGCCCTGAGACAGCATGGAATCGTACTGCTGGAGCTGCTGCATAGCGTTGGCTTTAACCGTGTCGATCTCTTTTTGAATGTCGATGCGATCAGGGAGGTTGGCCCCCGCCATAGCTGAGTTGAGCATCGTGAGTGAGTTCTGAGCGGTGGAGACGATGTTGTTGATAATGCCAGTCTTGTTCTCCTGGATGTGGCGGGAGCCCTGGGCGGCCTGCTGGTCCTGGTTGAACTGGTCGGCGGCAATCTTGTTTTGGCCCTGCTCAAATTGGTTGCCAACTTTAGACTCCTGCTGGCGGCCAAGTAACCCGTAGGCATTGGCGAGAGCCTGAGCGGCGCTGGAGTTGCCAGCGTTCTTGTTAGCTAGCATCACCCCACCGGAGCGAATGCCGTTGCCTACCATGTCGAGGATGCTCTGGTGGCCTTGGGTTTTGGCTAGATCATTGTTAACCGACTCAGCATCGATATTGCGTTGCCCCCCCTTAAGACTGTCGATGAGGTCTTGAATCGAGGAGCCGAGTTGTGAGCCCCCGGCGGTCGTGGCTGCCCCGGCTGTATTGAGTGCCCCTTGCTTTTGAATGTTGAAGTCGTTTAAGAGCGCGGCGGGACCGTAAGCACCGGAACCAGAAGCGGGTGTACCACCAGCGCCGCCAGCGGTTGCGGTGGATGTACTAGCGTCTAAGACCCTGCCGCTGGGGTCGGCCGACCCCTGAATAGACGGGGTATTGGCGTTAAACTGCTGGAGCGCCATTTTCTCGTAGTCGCCGACATTAGCGCCGGTACCGGCCGCGAACACCTCACGAGTAACTGGGGTACCGCTCTTAAAGTAATTAACGCCACCTGAGCCGTTAGGGGCATAACTGTACCCGCCAGCGCCGGAAACGCTACCGGACGGAGCTGTAGGCTGAGGACCCATTCTATTTCCCTTTTTTTGTATTGTTTCGGATTACCCTAATAGTACCCCAAATTTAGGTTTGTCAATAGAGGCCCTTGCATAAGATGTGGATAAACGTTAGCATGTTAATAACTTTCGTCGATGCACTTCGGAAGCCAGCTCTGCTAGCGAGCGAACACCTTAACAAAAAGTAATTTTGGCAATAGAAAAACCCCCACGGATTAGATGGAGGCTTGTTCGTCGATGCCTAATCCAAGTATAGGGGTTGTGCCAGAAAGGTCAACCCAGTGTTCGAAAAAACAGACTTCGCTCCTAATCGATTCGAATCGATAAAGGTTAACAAAGTTAACAATCGATCGATCGAATCGATTGCTTCTAGGTTAGAGACTACGTTCAACGACCCGCAAGGTAAGGGGTTTTACCTCTTAGTGGCACGTACCCGCACCGAGTTCGAAATTGATAAGGCCGTCGAACTCTCATTCAAGTACGGCCGTAAACCGGCTGCCTACTTCAACACGCTCATGCACAAGAAATCTTAGGGGCCGTAATTAGAGGGGGTGCCATCGTAGTTGGTCTGGCTGACCCAATTGATTTGCAGGTGAGTATGCAACTCGATGCCCCCCCAAAACACTACTATGATGATGACCGTGAGCACTACCCCACCCCATATGTTCTTTAGTAGCTCTCTCATTTCAGTAGCAGCGCGACGAACACGAGCCCCGTCATAATCGCCGCTCCGGCGATGGCTGTTGATATACGGATTGAACCTGATTGAGGTATAATTTTCATAAGGTCGCCCCTCCTACGGGCGGCTTTTGTTATTGGCTGGAGTGTGCGCTTCCTAAAGGGATTTGTCAAGCCTATTCGGCTGTTTCTTCCTTCTTCGGCTCTGGCTCTTTATCCACCTCCTGCGCTACCTCTTGCATCCGTCCCCGAATCGCCTGTAAGTTGCTGCGCTGCATCTCAATGATCTGCATGGCATCGAATGCGAGGGCTTTCAGTTCTTTGATGTCGGTGATTTCGTCTAGCTTAATTTGCTGGGGTTGCATTGGAGGCTCCTTTACTTAGTACGGCAGTGGTGGCGGCTTCGGCGGCGGTGACCTGGGGGGCGAGGGCATCGAGTGAGGCTTGTAGGGCGGCTTGCTGCTCCTCTAGTTTGCCTTGGATGTAGGGGGCAAGTTCAGCGTCTAGGTTGACGTCTATGGCGGTGAGCAGGGCGGCTATCTTGAGCTGTTGCGGCTCGCGGGACATGACCAACTCCGTTATCCACTGGATTAATGCTTGTTCTCGTAACTGTTGGTCCATTTTGATTGTCCTTATTATTTCCAGGCTGGTATGTAGGCGGTTGAGCCGTCTGCGGCTTTGACTTGAATCCAGGTATACGGGGCGGTGTTAGTGGTGGCCGGGCTGTTTGCACCAAGTGCCGCACTCCCCGCCCCCGTGGTATTGGTTCCGGAGAATTTGGGGATGCCCCCAAGAATAATGCTCGTGCCGAAAAATCCTAGTGTAGTAGCCGAAAAGTCCATCTCGCCCGTACCGCCCGTGGCGATTGAAGATCCAGAATCTATGTGAACCCCGTGGACGTAGAGGTCAGAATAATACAAGCTACCTGAGCCAAGATTATACGTCCAGTCACCGCCCGGCAGAATCGTATTGGCCGTCACCGTCCCGCTAGGGAAAAGAATGTCGCCGTTCTCGAAGCCTTGTAGCACAAAGGTAAAGCCAGAGCCGTTGTAGTTGTAGATGAGAAAACTGTGATCGGAACGGTGGGAGAAGTCCCACTCGTGGCCGCTGGGGAAGCCGCCTAGGTTATCCGAGAGGGTAAAGTTGGAGTATTGCGACCCGACCAGGGCACCCTTGATGTTGATCTGGCCGATTACCCCGTTTGCCACATCGTCCACAAATAGCCTAGGTACGACAAGGTTGCCCGTCATCGTATCGCCCGTAATCCTCACAAACGTACCGATGAAGTCGGCGGCGGCGGAGACTTCATCGAAGTTGCCGGTCAGGGGGTTAAAGACGAGCCTTGGCACTATTGAACCTTGCCGACAGTCGCTATGGTCAATTTCCCGGAGTCGGTGTAGGTGATAGTGACGGTCTTACGGCGGTTAGCTGGCACTACGGTATCGCCAAGGTAAAAGGTGTACACATCGGTAAGTGTGGTCTGAGTGAGCGCCACGGAATCCCATTGCCAGTCAATGAAGGGCTGACCGGCTAGGGAACCGTCCGGGTTGGTCACCTTAAGCGTGGTCGGAGCCTGAGGCTTCAACCTAGTAGCGGTTTCAATCGAGGCCAGTTGCTCGCTCATCGCCTGGAGTTGGGCCACCAGGGGGCCGAGGTCGGTCTCAGGAGCCTCGGGGATGGCTGCTATGGCCGCCTGGAAGGCCTGGGGCAGCTCGTCGCGTAGGACGGCCTCAACGCCCTTCAGGTCAACGCTAGGAGGGGCAACGTTTACTTGGGGAGCGTCGATCTTCGGGACCTCAACGTTGATGGTGGGTTTGACCTCCACGGCGTTCAGAGCGGCCGTTAGGGCGGTCTCTAGGCTCTTGACGGCTCTAACTACCGGCGAGGCGTAGTCGGGGCTGTCAGGGGCTTCCTTGCGGTCCAGCGAGGCCAGGGAGGTGCGGATGTCAGTCAGGAGAGCCCCCAGCTGCTTCACGTCGCCCTCGGTCGCGGTCTGCCCCTGCTCCAGGGTGATGACTAGATGTTCCAGTACGCCCTGGAGATCGCCCAGGGCGGCGAGCTGCTTGTTCTCAGGCTTGTTGGCCTCCCAACCCATAACCCTCTCGATTAGGGCAGGATCAACTTGGCTGTAGTCGATCTTGTCTATAGCCACCTGAGATACCTCAGCACTTGTTCGGCGTCTAGTAAGACCTCGTAATCGTCCACTTTGAGCTTGAAGATGCGGTCGCGCTCGGCCTCGACGTTCAAATCCCAGTCAATCTCCACCCGATGTTGGAGCGAGTAATCCCGTAAGAAACCCTTGGTGGACTTGTGCTCGACCTTGGCCGAGTCCTGCTCCCTCATTACGCCCATATCCTTGGCTATAAGGTCACCACGCTTGAGGTCGGTGGCAGTGCGAATCTTAGCCAATTTCCACCGCCATGATCTGATTCTCTCTGCACATGCGCTCGTTACTGGTCTTGTCTAGGATGATCGAACCGTAGCGTTCAAACAGTACTCGGTCACCCTCTTTGACTTCAGTGACCTCGGGGCCAACTGCTAAGACGGTTCCCCACGGCGGGAGGGTCTGCCACTCCTCATGGATTAACAAGCCGGAGTCGGTCTGTTTCTTCGACTCATCGGCGGCGATCAATACTAAATCACGTAAGACGCGCTGTTTCATTCAATTGTCCTTAACCTTAAGAGGATTTTAACACAGAAAAAGACCCCGGAGGGTCTCATTCTGTGCGAACTATTCGGCTTTAGCGGTTTCTGCTAGGGCCTCGGCTACCTCTGTAGCCTTTTCCATCGAGTCGTCGGCCTCCCGTTGGGCTTCTGCCTCTACGACCTGAACCTTCTTCGCCCGTGGTTTCTTGGGCTTGGGGGCTTCTGCCTCTACGACAGGTTCTGCGGGGTCGCCCGAGATGTCGGGGCTGACAGCCTGGACATCGTTCTGAGCCGCCTGCACCGCCTCATTCAGAGCATCTAAGGTGCGGGCTCGGATCATCCGCACCTGGCCGTCTTTGGTGGCTACTTCCTGCTCAAACATTAGCAGCTATGCGCTCCACCGCTAATTCTGTTGCCGCAGAAACCGCATGTACCGTGGTCGGTGTCTACGCTGGCACCGGCACCGTGGTTACCACCGGAGTTAGACAGGGGAGCCGTTGAACCTTGGCCCGCGCTAGAGTTGCGTCCGGCTGCCAATGGGCCAGTGGGGAGACCCTTGTGAGTTGACTTCATTGTTTTATCCTTTCTTACCTATTAGAGGGCCGTGTTCTTGTCACCCGACACCTGAGCTACCGAGTCGGCCGTAGTGGCTCCGGCGATGACGATGGCACCAAGGACACCGGAGGCCAGGGTCGAACCAGTAAAGGCACCGTTGGCGAGGGTCTCAGTAGTAGCCAGGGCTCCGACAGTGTTGGTGTCGGTGGAGGCAATCACCAGCGTGGAGGCCGTCTTGGTTCCAGCCGTTACGTAGGGGTGGCGGGGGGTGTTAGAAGACACCGTGACGTCCCTAGAGCCAGACACTACCGTTCCGTTGATGGCGTCTTTGATGTTATCGAGAGAGTTGGTAGCGGCTGCGCCGATGAGGATTTGATTGGCTACTGGGTTAACTCCACCGTTCAGAGCGGCGGCGCTCCAGGACAGGTTGGAACCAACTTTAGTAGTAGCGATCTCGTAACCCACGTAGGCCGGAGTGCCAGCCACGACTCCCTGTACAACCAGAGTCGAAGATGTTGCTGTACCACCCGAGAAGTACTGTGCGGCGGCGGTAATGGCGGCGGAGTAGTCGGTTCCCGGGGTTCCAGTGGCGTTGATAGCTGCCTTCAGGTTGGTGATCGCGTTAGCGGCCGAGCCATTAATCAACACCTGGAAACGGGTGGAGTTGCCTCCTAGGAAGGCAGTTAAGGTAGCGCCGGTGTCAAGAGTGGTCTTGAAGACGTAGACGTATCCACCTATGCGTACCTCGTCCCCGTCGCTGGGCGTACCCGAGACGGTTAGCGTAGCATTTGCCAAGACGCCCGTGAGGGCGGTCTTCATAGTGTAGACCATCGAACCGATGGTAAAGGTCTCGGTATCGCCCGCTGCCCCTGATTGCGTCAGGGTGGTGGTGGGCTTAGTCCCGGTCACGGCGTAACTGTTCTTTTCGAGGAACAAAACGCGCTGTTCTAGCTTGGAGTCGTTGACGACAGTGGCGGGGTCTAAGCCGACGGCGAAGGCCCGGAGGTTTAATTCTGCACGTGATGGCATATGATTTTCTCTTTTCGTTTTTGCGAAGGTTGCAAGGTCTCCGCTCTATGTGATACTCGGGCACCCGGCCGGGAGCTTTTCTCTGCGAGCTGGTTTTACTATAATGGAAGCAATAAAAATAAGCCACATGGAGCGTACCCACATGGCCTTAGTCAATTCTACCCCAGAACAAAAGAGAATCGCCGCTGACAAGATGCGAGCCTACTACCGTACTCATCCCGAGTATAGGGCGGCTGTTATCGCTCGAAGCAGGGCGCAGGAGTTAGCCGATCCAGAGGCGAAGCGTGAACGTGATCGTGTATACCGAGAAAAGAACCGTGAGCGATTGAACGTGGCTTTTGCAACGAGACGGCGAGAGTGGAGGGCGGCACACCCAGAAGAAAATAGCCTGGCCCTAGTCGCGTGGCGGCTGGCTAACCCTGATAAGGTTACCGCCCAAAGACGGCGGTCACAAGAGAAACTCCGAGTCGAACGGGCAATGGCGCAACGGGTTAGAGAGAAGCAGATAACGGGGGTAAGGATAGCTAAAGAGGAGATTTGCAACTGGTATACGCGCCTCTGCGGTATCTGCGAATTACCGATAGAAGGCAAGTTCCATGTAGATCATAAAATCCCCCTCGCTAAAGGGGGACTCCATGAGGCCAGCAATTTGCAACTTGCTCACCCGTTCTGCAATCTGAGCAAACACGATAAGATTTTATAACATCTTATCTAGTGTTTGTCAAAATGCATTCACTTCCCGCCAAGTGACTGAGCAGATGGCCGAGATGGCCGTGGTCAGAGCACTCAGGGAGATAGCGGTGCCAGGCTGGAGAACCAGAGCGCCGTTGATGTTGTCGATGATCGGGGTAGAAGTCACCGAACCGGTAGCCACGGGGCCACCACCGACGGAACGGACCACAACCGGAGCGGCGGGCAGCGTTACCGCTGAAGCAGCTAGGCCGGTAGAGGCGCTGGAGTTGCCTAAGATGGCGCAACGGGTCGTGAGCGGGGTGGTCTGGGTGACCGCTACCGCTAGCGGGTTAGTGTTAGCTGCCCAAACGAGGCTGGAGATACCAGCCGGGGCGGTGGTCAATGCGATGACCGCCTGGAGCAGGACTAGGTTCTTGCCCGAACCGACCGGATTGGTGAGCGTGAAGCCCGTCTGAGTCGTAGACAGAGCAGTAGACAGCGCTTGACCCGCCTGGTTGGAAGCAACGAACACGTTGTTGTCAGTACCATCAACGATGTACTGCTGTGCTTGTGCGAAAGCCATTTGTGTTTTCCTTTCAGTTTAATATGGAGGGCTAGGAGGCGGGGTTGCCCCCGCCAGTTAGACCTAGGGAGCGGTGGTGCGGGTTAGGCCGATGAGCGCGGTTGAACGCTCTACGCCGACACCGTAAATGGTGTGCAGGACGGTCTTCCAACCGATGTAGTCCACCGAGTATTCCATCTCGAAGGTCGGAGCCTTTTGCTGCGCTAGAGAGATAGCGTTCTTGTGGAAGAACAGGTTGCGGCCAGTGGTCGAGGTGGGGACGTTACCCGAGTGGTAGAGGTCCATGCCATAGACGGAGCCGATGAGGGCTTCACCGGAAGCACTCACTGCTACGCCGGTCTTGCCGGTCTGGTCGTAAGCCACGTACTTGTTGATGCCGAGCATGTCAGTCTTGGAGTTGTGACCGACGACACCACGGCGGAGGCTCTGAGGCACGTTGTTAGTGTCGAAGGTGTAAACCACTGACAGGATGTCAGCGTCGTCTACGGAAGCACCGGCAGATACGTCTGTACCCGTGGAGGCATAGAGAGCGTGGAGGTCGGTGTCTACTTGGCGGGCCAAACCTTCAGCCATGCGCTGCTGGAAGGCAGAGCGGAGGTCGTAACTAGCTTGAATCTTGGCAATGTCCTCAATCAAGACACCTACGTAGTAGTGCTTGTCAATGTTGAGGGTAATGGGTGCACCGTTTGGCACATCGTAAGTGATCGCCGTACCGCCAGATTTGGCGCGGGCGTCTACTTGAATGGCGAACGGGATGTTGAGGATGTCTCCACCGTCAGCTACAAGACCGGAGCGGTCCTGGACGAGGTGTGCCATCTGGAGTTCTTTGTCAAACGGTTGCTGGATTTCGCGCGTCCACTTCTCTTGTACATACTGCGCTGTCTGAGAGATTGTACGTGTGACGTTTGAGTTGGTCGTTGGCGTTGCCATTGACTTTTCCCTTTGTTTATTTTGTTAAATGCTTACTTCTTGGGGATTCCTAGAGCGATTGCCGCGTCTAGTTCCTCGTCGGACATGTTCTGGGGAGCCTGGTGGAGGTTCATGCGCTTGGGGGTCGAGCCTCCGGGTCTAAGCCCAGTGGCGGCAGCCTGCTTAGCAATGTTCTTCTGGCTCTTTACTACCTTCTCACCCGCCATCTCGTCGGCCAACTCCATGATGGAGTCAACGTAATCCGAGTAACGGACACTGGAGCTCTTGACGGTTCCGGTATTCTCGTCAAAGCCCACGGTGGAAAGGTACATCCGGTTGATCGCGTCGGTCGATACCGGGTTGAACTGAGGCGAACTCTTGTCAAATTGAGGGTATTTTGCTTCTACCCGTGGGGTATCTATCTCAAGGCGAGTGCGGAAAAGGATACCGTCAGCCTGGGAAACGCCGCGTTGGTACGCTTGGTCGCCATACGTCTGTCGGTCGGCTTCTAACGCCTTGACGGTCTCGGGGTCGGCTTCTAGGGCTTCCGCGTACTTAAGGCCACTAGTGGCGGCGGGAGCGGTCCGACTCGGAGAATCGCCCGTCAATTTGCTGAGAAGGCTCTGGATTCTGAGTTCCTTACGCCTAGACATTTGGGGAGCTTCAGGCTCCTCCTCGGTCTCGACTTCTTCTTGCTCAGGCTCCTCAACTTCTTCGGGAGTTTCAACCTGTTCTTCGGTGGATTCGGCTGGCGTCTCCTCCGTTACTTCTTCAGTAATTTCTGGATCGGCCATTCTATCCTTCTTTCTTCCCGCGATTTTGACCGGGAGGCATCATTATTGGTTTCCTGCCCACGTAAAGCTTCGGGCGGCGCTTAGTTCAACTATACAATCTTCTTAAGTATTGGCAACCCGGCCTCATCTGTTCCGAGAAGTATGTAATCGGTCGAGACAAACTGCACCAACTCGCCCATGGCGGTATCAGCGATTAATTGGTTGCCTTCCATGCGCCAATTCTTGGGAGTCAGCTTCTCGAGCCGGTCCCGTACGTCCTCCCCGTGAGCCACGCTGGTAGGCGGGGCGATGCCTAGTTCTTCGTAATTAAGCTCGTCTTTGGGCATCGGCTTTAACGACCTCGTTAGCTGTCTCGTACTCAGAGATAAGGTTGACAAGTTCCGCGATAACGGCGTTAGCTACGGCCCAGTTCATACCGAGCTGCTCGAAGTTGTAGTCCTTTTCTAGCATCGATCGACCATCGGGCAGACACTGTTGGTAGTAGGCAATCCGGGCCGTGACTTTGCCCTTGAGTTTGGCGAACTCCTTAGTGCGGGAGAACTTGGCGGCGTTCTTCTCCTCGGTCAAGTCCTGCTCGGGCAACTCCATTACTGGTAGTTCAGTCCCGTACTCGGCATCTCCAATTATCCCGTTGGTTGGTCCCATCTAGTCTCCTTACAATTTACTAATATGGTCAGCCGCTCCGGCTACTACTGGGTCGTTGTAGGCTCCTCCCCCTGAGAACTGAGCCTCCGGAGCGGCTTCGGGTTGGTTGGCTTGAGCGGCCTGGTCGGCTCCCTGGGCTACGGCTAGGAGGTGCTTGTGAACCTCCAGCTGGTGTTGCTTCTGGGCTAGGTCGGTAGAGGCCGCATCGTTGACGATCTGAGAGTGTTGAGCGGCCTGAGTCGTCGCTGAGGGGCTGGGCATCTTACTCGGTTGGAGGCCGATCATCACCAGGATTTCGTTCTTCACATCATCGGGTGTGGTCGGAGCGGTGTAAATCTTGGCTAGGTCGATGAACTCACGGACGGTGCCGTTGGGCATCATGACCGGGTTCTTCATGTTCTGGACCTGTTGAGCCTGCTGCTGCTCCATCTGGACCTGAGCCGGGGTCTTGATGGTGACGAACTTATCCGCCCCGGGGACATCGGCCAGTTCACCGCGCATCTTGAGCATGGGAGCGAAGTTGATCTGAATCGAGGGGTCTTCCTGGAAAAGGTTGGCAAACTTAGCCAGGTCGCCCCACATGTCCTGTAGCTGCTGGAGTTGTTGTTGTTTATTAATGACCGCCGTGGAGCCCCACTCGATACGGAAGGTGAACTCGATGTCCCTTAGAGTCTCGGGGTTAATCTCCAGTTGTCCCCCGGTAAAGGTGGCGTTGGGCTTGAAGCCCTTAAATAGTTGCCCGACATCGGTAAACCCAGCGTCCTCGATCTGTTGGAGGTCGGCCGCGAACAGGTCAATCGGGATGGTCTCGGTGCCAATATTGACGATCAGTTCATAGAAGTCGTTGGTCAACTCCTGAATCAGGTTCTCCATCCGCTTTCGAGCCCTGCCGTCGCGGTCGGCTTCCTTATCGGAGTAAAGCGATATAGCCGCCGGGGTCTTGCCCTGAGAGGGGTTAAGCGTTTCCGAAGACGGGGCGGCGGCGTTCTGTGACCCCCATAAGGACAACAGAGAGCCCGTCAGAGCGGTCTTGGCCGCCTGGTAGGTAGCGAGTCCAGCCGATGAAGTCTCTAGTCGCCTAACCGAGTTGGGGATGGTTTCCATCATCACCGACCCCTCGCGGTAGTCGATGGTGTGTTTTAAGACGCCGTTGGCGTTGACCACTATCGGGGGAATCAAGTTCATCTTAATGCCCTTAAAGTAGAAGTTGGTCAACCCGTCAGCCGCAAACTGGAGGGGTTTGGAGCGAGCAAAGTCTCCCAGCCCATAGACGGAATCGAAAAGTTCCTGAGAGTATTTAATCCGGAAGGGAATCTTGCCGTTTTTATGGGGGTTCTCAATGTCGCGCACCTGGCAGTAGCCGTGGTCGGGGGCAAAGGTGACCCAGTGGCCGTCCTCTCCGGCCTCGTATCTGGTAGCCAGACAAATACCCTTCTTCACGCCCATGGGGGTACGGCTACGAGCTACTTGGGTGTCCTTCTCACCATCGGGGCCGGTGGGGTGGTCGGCCACACTGAGAAGTTCCTGTAAGGCAGCCAGGTCCCAGCCCCCCACGTTCTCCTTGTTCTCCTTGTTCTCGTCGCCATCGTCACCCTCGGTCTGGTCTTCAATCAGGTCCTCGATGAACTTCTTACTCACCCACGTTAGAGCGGTGACGTACTCCATATCGTTGAAGAACGTCTTGCCTTGCTGGAAGACCAGGTTTCGAGGGTTCCACAACCAGCAGTCCGGCCCGATATAGCCGTTGGGAGCCACGTTCCAGTCGCGGAAGACTGGCATATACCCGTAGACATCGGAGTAGAGCTGGACCAGTTCCATCTTCTGCTCAAAGGGGAGTTGCGAGTTGGCGTTGGGGTAAATCCACTTCTGCCGGAGGATGTCCATGAAGGCGGCCTTGCCCTGATCGGCCTTAGTGGCCTCGGTTACGCCCGTGGGTAGCTTGCCCATAACCCGAGCTGCTCGTTCAATCGCCAGCGTGGCCGTGTAGGAGTCAGTGATCTTGGCTCCATCGATGGAACCCGACACCGAATCGTAGACTTGGCCGATTAACATGGCTTCTAGGGGGTCGAGGGTCTGGATAAACTTGCGGTGAACGTCCCAATCTGACACGTAGTCGCTCTTAAAAGGGACCTCGAACTGCGACTTTACTTGAGAATCGGGAGCTTTTGTTTCCATTTCGGGGGCTTTTGTGGCCATTTTTGGGTGTTTCCTTGTTGAGCTAACTATAACCCATATTCGTTCAGTTGTTTCACCATCGAAGACTTAGGTAGGTTGTCATCCTTCTCGAGACCATATTTCAGGTGGAGTTTCAAGTATCTCAGTGCATCGGGTCCGTGGTCATCTTCCTTCTGGGGCAGTTCCGAGGGGTTGCGCTCGGGCTTGTCCTCGGGGTACTTGTAGGCTTCCATCTCTTGGATGACGTTCTTACACACCGAACTGAAGAACAGGGTCGGCTTAGGATCGCCAATCAACTGAATCCGGGGGCGTAGCATCCCTCTTAAAAGATCGATACCGTGGATGATGGAGTCGGACCGCTTTACCACGGGGACAATCGGAAAACCCTTCACCACCATGGTCTCAATCGCGTCTTTGGCCTGGGAATCCCCCACCATTAAGACCATCCGCTGATCTCCTAACTTCTCCCAGATACGGGGCATCAAATCTTGGAGGATTTCTTCCCGGCCATAAACCTCATCGAACACCCACCAGTTCTGGTCATGGTCAATGCCGACGAAAAGACAGGCGGTGGTGTGGTAGCCGAAGTCGATTCCCGCATAGATGGTCAGGTCCTTTAACGAGGGAACCTCGCTCGGTTTGACTACGTGAATATCGCGGTCGAACTGCGGGTAAACCGCCCCCTGAACCGCCCTAAATTCAAGCTCAACTTCTTGCAGGAAGGTACTAAGCTTGCCAGTCTTCTCGGCTTCCTTGCGTTCTTCGGCGATGAACTCCTTAGACACGTAGGGGGAATCCCGCCAAGTCGCCTTGATGAAGAACCAGCGGTCATCCTCCTGGGCGAACTGGATCAGATCGTAGAAGTGGTTGTAACCCCTCGGGGTACCCATGAAGATGGCCCAACCGTTGGTGGTGGTGAAGAAGTGCTTGTAAACCGCATCCCAGTTGTTGGGGTCTTGGTCGGCGTACTCGTCAAAGATCATGCCGTTACCCTTGAACCCACGGTGAGAATCAGCCTGGTCACTTCCTAAGAGCTGAATCGTGGACCGGGGCTTGGACTGGTCGTGTTCAACCTCGATTCTGGTACCATCGGGCAGAATAACGGGGCCGTTGACGTAGTGCAGTTCAATAATCAGATCCTGCTCATTCTTCTTGTAGATCAGTTCTTTGGGGATGAGGGGTACGTACTGCCGCCAAACCACCTCGTGAGCTTGCTTGTAGGTCTTAAAGACCACGAAATACCGGCCCTGAGAGATCGTGGCCGCCAGCCACGAGTGCTGAGTAGCAAAATACGTCTTACCGGACTGCCGCCCCATCAACAGAACGCCGCGCTTATAGCCCTGGGTGAGGACGGCTAGATGGGCAGCTATCTGCTTCCGGTGAGGTTTATAGGTTACTGGCATCATGCATCAACAGGAAGTGCCACTGCTTGTTAGCGTAGTCGCTCCACTTAATCTCCCAGCCCTCATCCATCGCCGCAGTCAGCATGGCCCACGCATTGGCAGAATCGATGGTGATATGCAACATCTTGTGAGTGAACTTGGCCATTAGACCTTGGAGCCGTCCAGGTCCTTGAACGGAATGGCCGAACCGTTAGGAGAAGACACCTCGAAGTACTGCACGATCTTGCCGTTAATCGCCATCTCCTTTTTATTCTTCTTCTCAGCATCTCGTTTCGGAGGGTAGAAGGCTTCCAATAACCAGGACAGCACTCGCAAATATCTCATTTCATCCAGGAACTCTCGCTCCCCCATACTAGAGACATCCACCCCTTGTTCCCGGGCGACGACGAGGGCGGCCTGAGGGTCCTCATGGAAGACAAACGACCGGATGGTGTAGCGACCACCGGTGTCCTCGCCGGATTCCTCATCCAACATGACGCGGTTCAACTCAACCGTGAAGCGGGGTTCCCTGGTCCTCACTCCATCTACGGTCTCGTAGAATGTGTCAGTCACCTTCCATTCCAGCTCATAGTTGATGGGGAAGGCGAAGCGTTGAAGCTTCGGGTGTTCCGCTAAGCGGGGGGTGGGGTCGGAGTAGTAGTTGGGATCAAGGACGTACTTCTCGAAGGTCCCTGTGAGCCCACCCTGTCGGTTGACCTGAGGCGTCTGCTGCTGGGGGGGTAGAGGGGCTTCTTTGGGGGCAAGGGGGGCGGCTTTTAAGGTGTCGATCTCGGTCTTGAGTTCTTTTACTAGCGCCAGTAAATCCCCGTAGTCTGGAGAGGAACTCTGGGAAGTGCCCAGGGGGGCTGGTTCGGGGTGAGCTTCCTTTTTAGCAGCGTGATAAGCCTTCATTCTATCGGAGGCAGCTTTTTTCTGTTCGTCTGAGAACGGCATGGGTTTCCCTCGTGTGCGCTGGTATCAACTGCAAAGGAATTGTTAGGGCAATCCGACCGAGTACTCCCAAACGGCCACGGCCTTGCAGCTGGTATCAACGCACGATTATGTTGTCAATTTGGTTTTGAGAGCTTTGTGTTGCTGTCAGTGTGGAACATGCTTGAGCTTTTGTCCAGGATGGGAGATCACCCAGATGGCTAGACGCTACGCTAATCTCATATATACAGAGAAGTACGGAGTAGCTTCCAAGCCCAAGATCGACCGGGGTGGGTGTCAATCGCTGGTGTGTGTGGTGGGTGATGGTCCCCCTCCTTGACTGTGGGAGGCATACATGGGCTACCTACACACCCATGTCGTACAATGTTCATTAGGCGACCCACTGAATGCCTATGCTAAGCCATTACACCACATCAGTACCATTATTATCATGGTTATCTAATGACATACCGGTTAAGTCAATAGTGATACCGACGCTGGTTGACGTGCTCTCAATGCGTTGTGTGGCCTTGCCGAACGTTCTATCCAGCACGTCTCGTGATGCATCGAAGCTCAGTCGCTTATCCTTATCCTGGTGCATGAGCTCAACTATACGGTTCTGAGCGGCTTCTGCTGCGTTACCAAGGATTGCAAGGATCTTGGGATTACTTAGGTTGTCATGAGCCTGGACGGCGGCAGTATTCTCACTTTTAGTGTTGTAGGTGGCTAGTACTGCCTTAGTACCGCTATCCTTGGGATTATCTAGTAAGTGCTGTACGAACGCTTGTTGCTTTCTAGTGAGCTTCGTTTGGGTCTTCATGCCTCTACTATAACAAAAGACCAAAGACCATCGCCTTCGGCAGAGTTGAACTTACCTCTTATCCCCCGTTCACCCGTATGCGTACCATTATAAATGAGTGATGCTAATGGTTACCATCTTGACTTATTGAGATACAGTGTTGGTATGTATCTACCTGTTGACGTCGCGGTTGCTTTGGGTGTTGACGTCGGTCAACCCCTGGTGGGCTCGTTTGACCTGGTAGTTGGGTGCCGGCGCGGGCTGGCGGGCTTGTGCTGATATGACTCATCCTCTCAGACTCTCCCCTCGGGCCTCCGCTGTTCTGTCCACGGTCACCCGCTATCGCCAGGTCACCGCCTCCCAGCTCCTCCGGCTGCACTTCGTGGACGGGACGCCCAGGGGCCGCGTGGTGCGCTGTCACCGGACCTTGGCCCGTCTGGTCGAGTTGGGCCTCCTGAGCCGTCTCACGCGGGCTCGTGGCGGCTACGGTGGTGGCTCGGGTGAGTACATCTACCAACTGCCTACGTCCAAGACTCGTGGGCCGAACTTCCACACTCTCGACATCACAGAGATTCATGTTCGCTTGTTTGAGTCCGATGCTGAGGTTCTAGCCTTCGATGGTGAGCCCTGGTGTCACATCAGTGTAGGTCACATGGAGCTGAAGCCCGACTTCTTTGTAAGGCTGAAGACTGCTTCAGGCGTTTATCAGACGTTTGGGGAAGTAGATCATGGATCGGAGTACAAGTCTCAGCTATCGACCAAGATGCGGCGCTACGTGCGAGCGTTTAATCAGTGGGATGAACCAACCTTCCCGCTGGTGGTATGGGTCTGCCATGACGCGGATAGGCAACGGTTCATCCAGTCGGTCATTAAGCGGCAGGAAATACCCAGTCTGTTTGTGTGCTATTTGTTCAGTGATGCTATCGAGAAACTCTGTGCATAAATAAAACCCTACCATTATGTTACCACTGTGTTAACATGAGAGTGTAATAAACAAGGCGAAGTCCAAATGAACAACACAGCAACAACCAACTGCAAGCACTTAAACTACGACGAGTACGCTGAGAAGTGCGACGACTGCGACAAGAGCGGATTAGCAATAGCTACCGAGATCATGGACAGTCGCGGTTGTGACTACTACGACCACACCGAAAAGACCCTTGAGCAATGGCGCGAGCGCTTAGAGACCAGCGAAGTTAACGACTACAGCTTCTTGAGCAACAACGTGGCACAGAGCAGCAACGGCGCAATCCTCAAGTACCTCAACCACATGGTGTCAACCTGGATGGTGCGCTAATGAACGACTACAGGATTGAGCGCAAGATTAAGGGCACACGAGTATTATTCTTCCCTACTGTAAATGGCAAGCGACTCACTAACACAAACTTCGCCCGTAAGTATGACGCGAGGGGCACACTTCGAAACGCTATCACCAAGTACGGTGAGCAACGCCTACACGACCTAACCACCGCCCAACATGGAAAATAACGTAGTCACCCTCGAAACCGCCAAGAAGCTCAATGCAGCGGGGTTTCTGTCGCGGACTACTTTTATGTGGAGCGACCTTCGTGATGGCCAACCGTGGCTATGGCAAGGCAAACCCGTAGCCGCTGTCGATACCGGCGATTATCGAGACTTAGGAGAGCCGGGCACAGATTGGGTTGCCGCCCCCACAGCTCAGGAGATAGCCGACCAGTTGGACGAGGTAGAAGTAAGGCACTGGCGAGGGCGTTATACGGCATGGTGCCGAAGTCCACTCTCTTTTAACCCGCTAGAAGCCCCCACCATGGCCGAAGCTCTAGCCCTGCTCTGGCTGAAGCTACAGGAGGTGAAATGACAGACTACACCCATACCCGCATAACAACCGAGTACCTAGCCAAGCTCCACAAGCTCGCAGAGGCCAATAAGCGCAGTGCCACGAAACAGCTAGAGGTGGCCGTAGACCAGGCGGCTGGAGCGATACCAGTCCCCACGCTAAGAAAGCTCGCGCCTAATGAGGCCGTACCAGATAACGGGCAGTGGTTTTCTGTGCATCAGCCAGGCACATACGCCTACGAAATTGATTGGGTAGAGGCCCCAGGGTCTGACCCAACCTCTACCAAACCTAACCAAGATTCCAAGATAGCGTAGGGGCTGGGCGGGCGGGAACAGAGAAAGGACACATTGAGGGGTGTGTCCTTTTTGGTGTTGGTCCGCGATGCTGGACGCGGTATTCAATTGTAGGACTGCATAGTCCGCAAGTCCTGTTCTGGTGCGCATAGGTACGATTACAAGCGTAATTGCCTTAACTAAACATCTTGTAAGCAGTGTTGTCAACTAAAAGCTCCCGCGTTCCAGGGAGGAGTGTGCGGGAACTTAACGATTAACAGACCGGCAGCGGGTCTCACCTCAGTAATGTGAGGTACGGGTAATATACGCTCAGCGTCTACGGGCTTCACTGTGTATAAGTCCAACTTGCCTGCTAGACGTAAGGGGAATAAACTGGAATTACAACTAAAAAAGACGCATATCGGGTGCGCCTTTCCCTCACAATAACATGAGAGTCAGGCAACACCAAGCCTGTCCTTTTGTTGTCAGGTCCTTCCACCAGTAAACGGAACCGGCACCGACCGAGATAGCGTACATTCATAGCATTAGAAGTAGACTCGCCAGCATGGCAGGACCGTGACACCGTTGCAATGGTTAGGTACGGCAACCTGAAAATGGGAGATACCCCAGATGGGCCAGCTAAAACAATAGCCATGCAAGCTGACTAAGAGCCCTGACAGCGCGAAGTCCCAGCACAATGCCCTTCCTAGGACGGCAAAGTGCTGGCGGGCCTGCTTCTAAACTATGAACACAAGCGCATAACGGCGTAGGTTACAGCCCTACCGTGTAAAGCCTCAGCCAGAGAGCAATGGGACACGACAAAGACCCAAGCAAGGTTCTGGCCGCTCATATCCCCAATTCCCATCAACTTCCGGCCGTAGGCTTTACGGTTCGGTGCGAAGCTATGTCTAAACGATTCTTACAACAACAAACACAAGGCCCGTAGCGAGACGGCGAAGTCACATGAATGCTACGGGTTACTTGATAGGGGCATATTAACATACTGGAAAGTTATCGATGCCTATCCCTTGACAACAAACTTTATCGGCGTATAATGCCTTATATAACCTAATCAAGGCATATAAGAAATGGAAACCAAGCAACACATCTTCACCGACCTAGGCAAAGCACCTTACCGTTTGGTAGCTGTTCTAGAAGCTGGTGAACCCACAGAGATGAACCCCAAGCCGGGCTTAGTCTGCGACCACTGCGGCACTTACATCACAATCATCTTCAAGTGCGAAAGCTCCGACCACAAAAGCTTTGTCATCGGCTCAACGTGCGTCGAGAAACTAGGCGACAAGGGTCTGATTGATGTAGTTAAGGCCAAAATGAGTCAACGCCGCCGCGAGCTACGCCGCATTAAAGAGATTGAAGCATGGGAAGCTGACGCACCTGCGCGTGAGCAAGCTAGGGTAGAGCGTGAAGCCGCCGAAGCCAAGGCTCAAGTCGAAGCTGAGGCCGAATATGACCGCGTTAAGCCTCTACTCGCCAAGCAACCTCACCCCAATGCGTTTTTTGCCAACAAGGGTAAGACCATGCTCGATTACGTTGAGTATTGCGGCCCCAAGAGCTTTGCCGGACTACGGGCTATCCGCGAGGTCAGCCGATGACCCGCGAACATCGTTACGGCATGGGTTCACTGGCCCGCGACTTCCCCACCGATGAGGCCGTGCTTGAGTTTCTATTTGACGCTCAACATAGCCGTGAGTGTTCGTGTGGCGGCACTTACTCGATGGTCAAGGGGCGGCGGCAATTTTACTGCTCCAAGTGCCGGTTCCAGATTGCCCCAACAGCCAATACGATATTCCACAAATCCGAAACCCCTCTCACGTTGTGGTTTAAGGCCATTCTCGCGTTCTCTAACGCGAAGTCCGGCATATCGGCTAAGTATATGGAGCGAGAGCTTGAAGTAACCTACAAGACCGCGTGGCGTATGCTCAACCTCATTCGCAAAGCCCTAGAGCAACCCAATGACAAATTGCAAGGTGACGTTGAAATGGACGCTGCTTACTTAGGTGGTCGCAAGCGAGCCGGAGCCTATAACGAGAACTTGAGCGAAGCCATAGCTGATAAAGCCGTGTTGATGGGTGCGGTTAAACGCCAAGGTGAGGTTCGGGTATTCGTAGTGCCAGACAGCACGGCGACTACTCATGGTAGTTTCCTGGTTGCCACTGTCGAGCCTAAAGACACTCGACTCATGACGGACAGCTCGAACCGCTGCAACAAAGTCGCCGTTGGCTATAACCGTTTCGTGGTCAACCACAGCGAGGGCGAGTATGTGCGGGGCGATATTTACACCAACACCATTGAGGGCTTCTGGTCACACCTCAAGCGTTCCATTACCGGCACTCACAAGGTGGTATCTAAGAAGCACCTACAGTCTTACCTGAATGCTTTTGCATTTCACTACAACAATCGGCACAGCGACAGGGAACGATTTGCGGTTTTACTCGATACGATATTACACGCCGCAAGAGCGTGAGAAAGGATTTCTTGTTCATGAAAGCATTATACCACTATCAAAGTTTGTCGTTAGGGGATAGGTATCAAGTTATCCACATATTGACTTACGGCTTATGGTAACTCATACTGGAAATACAATAAATAAGGCGAAGTCAAGTGAACAAATTTATCAACAGTCCCTCGTACCGCAAAGCCAAGTCTGAGTTAATCGGCCTGCTCGTGATTGCCGGATTCTTCTTCGGTCTCATCCTGCTAGCTCTGTGGTTGGTGTAACTATGAATAATCTCTGGAACCGCGTCCAAATGCTCAAGCTCCACTACGGCATGGGTGCTATCGACAGGTCCACGTATGTCGGTGTGTTGAATATCTTGTTTGAGGAGGCTAGGAATGGTAAACCCCAACGCTAAGCGCGACCAGGCCCGTATCGATGAGATCATCACTGAAATCTACGAGATGCAGCAACGCCCGGGATCACGGGAGCTTACATCAAACGATTTGAGGCTGAGAGAGCGTAGCCGTACACACATGGCCTCACAGATATTGATTAACGGCGGCAAGGTCCGCCCGGAGTACATGAATGGCAACGAATGATTTTGACAAACTAAGAGAGCCGTTCCCGGCCTCAGATATTGAATGGCGCATCCAGCAGTCGGGCGTCAAGAACGGCAAAGGTTGGGCCATGGCCCTGGCCTACGTCACCAACCGAGCTATCCAAAGCCGCTTAGATGAAGTAGTAGGAGCCGAGAACTGGAAGAACGAATATTCTAAAGCCCCTGACGATGGGGTGCTCTGCGGTATCAGCATCCGAGTTAATGTCGAAGCCCCGCTTACCAGTAGGGAGTGGGTCACTAAGTTTGACGGAGCCGAGAACACCCAAGTCGAGGCCGTTAAGGGTGGGCTATCAGGAGCCATGAAGCGGGCCGCCGTTCAATGGGGCATTGGGCGCTACCTCTACAACCTCGAGAGTACGTTCGTCGAGACTTCGGATAAGAAGGTTGGCAAGTTCACCGAATACTTAAACGTGAAAGACCCGAAGACTCACCAAACGCTTTGGACGGGCTATTGGGCTATCCCGGACCTCCCCGCATGGGCAATGCCCGCGCCGGAGAAAACTCAGGCCCCTGAGAAGTCAGCTGAGCCCAAGCCAGGGCTAATCAAACCCGCCAGCATGGACCGGCTCAAGACCCTCATGCGTGACTCGGGCTACACGGGCGCAAGTGCAACCAACTTTGTACAGATGGTCATCGGCACAGATGCCCCCACCTCAGAGTCCGAGGTACAGGAGCTAATCGAAGCTTTAGGCCCCCTGAGCGAGTCCCGCGAGTACCTGGGATGAAGACGCAGCACAACACTCGCCAAACAAGTATCTGGGCCTTTCAGAGCCTCACCGACCTCACCGCTAGGCAGACACAGGTTTACGACCTCATCAGCCGCTACGGGGTTGTGTGCAACGCTCAGATTGCCATTGCCCTACAGGTGCCCATTAACAGCATCACGCCTCGTACAAACGAACTGGTGGCCAAAGGCGTCGTCACAGAAGCTTTTAAGGCCAAGTGGGAGCCGACCAACAAGACTGTCATCTACTGGAGAATCAAGTGAAAGCCACGATCAAAATATTCTGCCCCGAGTGCGCCGAGCAGATCAAGACCAGCCCATGGGCGCACTGGACCAACAAGCACAAACGAATATTACAAGCTGCTAAGAAAGAGGAAAAGTAATGGCAAAGTTATTGATCGACATCCAGGAGGTCAACAAGGCAGTAATCGGGTACGTGCTCGACCACTACAGGGACACTCTCGGGTTTGACTACGACCAGGCCAAGTCCGCCCGTGAGAACCCAGACGCCTACATCGAGTGGAATAGTGAAAGTCTAACGCTGCTTAATGACCTGGTATTTGTAGCTAAAGAGGAGGAATAGAGGTGAGAACCCGTTACTACTACGGAAACAGAGAAGGTGGATTGAAGGCCGCCGCAACAAACAAGGAACGATACGGAGAAGACTTCTTCAGTAACGTGGGCCGCAAAGGTGGCAAGATCAGTCGAGGTGGAGGCTTCGCAGATAAGAGAGTAGGCGCAGATGGCTTAACCCATGCCCAGAGAGCTGGAGCCAAGGGTGGCGCAACTGGCCGCAGGGGTAAGGACAAGCAGCCCCGTCAACCCAAGCCCTCAGAGAACCACCCTTGGCGGATGCAACCCCAGCCCTCGAAGACGTGGGCCGAGAGAATTGCTGAGCGTATCGCTCACTTACGGGGGCAGCAATGACCTACACAGATGAGGTCTACACCCAGCAGACGATTGTAAACAAAGGAAGGCTCTTACCGATGAGCGACCCACTAAAACGAGTACCGTACAGAGGGCTTCTCTCTGCCGATAGCTATATTGACCAGCTAGCCCAAGCCCTCGATTCTGCTATAGACCGCACCAACGAACAGGCCAACCACATCGCTCGGTTAGAGATACGCATAGATGACCTACTGGCGCGGTACGAGGGGCACGTACACGCCCAGACCCTAGCCGGAGGATTCACTCTACGCCCAGCCACTCCACCCGAGGGGTTGTCATGAAGTCCGATAAATTATCCCAACAGAGCGAGCTACGGCAGATACTACGAACGTATACCGCCAACTCAGGCTATGCTGAATACCGCCATCTTGTAGCCAACGAAGACCAGGCCATTACCGCTATCCTCGCTCTCATCGAACAGGCAAAGCAAGAGGCGCGAGCATCACTACTAGCAGACGTGAAGCGCTGCAGGCTTGTAGAAAAGATAGACGGCGAGTGGCAACCCATTGTGTACATGGAGTCAATTGACCGCCTAGCCTCTACCCAGCCCAAGCCCAATAACGCCAGTAAGGACGTTTCGGAGCCAACCGGGTCTAGCACCACCAGTATACCAGGTAACGTAGACGATGAGCTGATGGAGATACTAGAACGTGGCATACTCGACTACGCCTTTGATGAGCAGAGCGAGTATCGGGCTAAGTCTATGAGGTACGCCAACGCCCTAGCCGAACTACTAGCGCCGCGTATCCGTGAGCTGATACTAGGGATAATCGGAGAGGACGAACCAGTACGGTCATACAAACTAGACGGTGAATCATGGGGCGACGCGGTGGGGAGAAGCGAGAAAGAGATTATGCGCAATCAACTGAGAGCCGAGCAACGCCAACGCCTAGGAGCCGACCATGAGTAAACCAACATTTGATTCAGACCTCGTGGAGCTATTCAGAGAGGCCCTCATGAAGAAACATTCTAACGATTGGGATATGGAAACGGTTGCCGAAGCCGCCTACATTTGCGCCGAGGCTATCCAGCCCTTAGTAGAAACCTGGGCTTACACCCTAGAGAAACGCCCAGGTAAAGCCAACAAGTACCAGGGTAAGGCGCACTCTGAGCCACGCCCTAGGAGGCTCCCATGACCATCCCTGACCCTACATCCACAAGCTTTGAGCAGACGGTACGCCAACAGTTAGGCATGACTAGCATGGGCGAAGAACAAGCCATAGCCGCCATACTCGCCGCCCACGAAAAAGAGCTGATAGACCGTGGCGCAGCGCTGTACAACGCTGGTTACGACATAGCCTTGGCTGCCGCCTCTCAGATGGCAAACGAGAGGGTGGTGGAGGCCAGGCTCAAGGACGCAAGGTTCTTCATCGAGAACCGAGACGAGAAGGTGGACTACATTCAGGACATGCAAGATGTGGTCGCCGCCCTCACCGACAATAAGGGAGAAGCAGAATGAACATTGGACACGAAAAAACTAAGCAGGGCGAGGTAATCTACGCCGAGCTAATGCCAGCAACCCCGTTACTCATCTGGTACGGCTTCACTCGTAAGGGCTGGTGCAAGTTTTGGCCGTGGGCGAGTGGGCGCACCTGGAAAGAGCCACTGACGTTTTGGTGGTACGAGATTTTGTCCGAGAGTTCACCCGTAACGCCAGACAACCCCTTTGGTGCAGGGACTCACCACTACCACCGCGACGGCGGGGCAATGACCCTTAGACAAGCTATCTGGAAAGCACACGAGGCTGTAAGTGACGCTGTGATTGATGTGGAGGCCGATGCCAAGTCTGCCAAGCCAGCCGACAATACCGACAAACGGGATTAGACCCCCACACCTGGCTGGCATGGGGGTCTAGGTAGAGGATGGGACGGTCAGGAAGGGTCGGCGTGAGCCGCGTGGTACTTATCTACCACGTCCTGTGAGATTCTTCCTTTGCTCGCCACCTCGATGGGTGGGTCCTGAGCCGCCGCCCACTCGCGTATGGCCGCCAGCTCGCCGCCATTGGCCGCCGCCTTCTTGGTCACCTCCCTGGCCTTAGAGGTGTAGGGCTCGATCAGCTTCGCCAGCTTGGAGAGGCTGTCAGGGGTCAAGTCGATGTCCCACTGCAAGTCTCCCAGACCGAACCGGACTGTCTGTGCACCCTCATCTCCGGTGAGATCGTCGAGGGTAACCGTACGAGTTGCCATTTGGAGCCTCCTAAAGCTCTCGGGGATGGCTAAGCCAATAATAAGTCATAAACGTAAGAGAGATTTGGCTTGACTTTAGGGGTTTGGTAGTTATCCACATATTGACAGCATAAGCCGTTTGATATATGTTGAATGCGGTAAGGGGACAATTTAAACAAGGAACTGTCCCCATGAAGATCAACAAACAGGCAACCAAGGATTACGCCTTAAAGGCGTACGTCATTCTCACCCTACTGGCGATGTACTCAGCCGCCATGTTCTACGCTGGTACGCAGTTCGTACACGCTGACTCGGTACACATAGTTGCCCACCAGAGCGCACCTAGCCCAAAAAAGTAAGTCTCAGTCCCTCACCAATTCCCGTACCAACTGAGACGCCCGAAGAAGCCAAGATGTTTATCTACATGCATGAGTCCGGCAACCGCCCCACAGCTGTGAATAGCATCGGTGCCTGTGGATTAGGCCAGGCCCTACCGTGCTCTAAGATGCCCTGTGAGCTGAGCGACTATGAGTGCGAAGACCAGTTCTTCACGGGCTACATGGAGAAGCGGTACGGGACGTGGGAGAAGGCCAAGGCCCATTGGTTAGCGAGAGTGCCGATTAATGGGCGGGACGTGGGGAATTGGTGGTAATTAAGGAGGGCACCGTGACAATCGAAGACAAGATCACATTAGCTAGTGCTGGGGCCGACGCTCGTATTAGCTGGGAAGTGAAGACAACCCCCTACGCTGGCCGCAGTTTACTTGTGGCCTACACCGACTTCGCCAACTGGTGCGCGGTTGACCTTGACGATTTGATCACCATCGCGGCGCTTAGAGAGACTGTCGAGCGGATGACATCTAAACTTCTCGCCCCACGCTAGGCCGCTTGCGGTCCTCCTGGGCCACCCTGTGGCGGTCGGCCATCTCTTGCTGCACCTCGGCTACCGGACGGCCGTAGCGGCTCCTGGAGGCTTCCAGGGCGGCATGTCCGGCCCCGGTAGGCATGGGAGCTGGAGCCGTGGTAGCGGTTGTTACAGGAGCCTTGCCAGTCGAGGTCATGAGCCTGGCCGCCACACCGTAGCGCGGCAGGGTGTTCAAGTCATCCGGTGAGAGTGGCATGAAGCTGTCTTTAAGCTTCCTAGCGTCTTCCGGTTCCAGGCCAAAGACAATCTTTGAAGCCGTGTTGTTGGAGACCGAGGACAGTACCGCGTTAGGCAGTTGTGCAGTATGCTGATTAGCAATAACGAGGCCAAGGCCATATGAGCGAGCTTCTGCAAATGGGTCACTCCGAGTTGTATTTAGATCCGCGTAGTTTTGAAACTCATCCATCATCAGAATTATGGGTTCACGATGTCCCGAGGGCCGACGACGTATCTCATCCCACAGGAGTTCTCGTACCAGCGAGCCGAGTGCGGAAGTATTCGTTTGACCGATCAAAGCCGAAGGCAAGGGTACAAGTAGAATCTTTCGGCCTTCCACAACGTCACTCATAGACAGGCCCGACTTCTGGCCGACGATGTTGCGCAGCGTCCGAGAGCCAAGGAAGTTGTCCAGCTTGTTGATAACCGAATCCACAGCGGTGTCGGTGATGGAGTCCAGCCACCGCCATTCCATCCATAGCTCTTGATCTACACGGCGGAGCTTCGCCACTTCCTGAGCCCGAAAGTCTGGGTTCATTAGGAGGTGGCGCACATCATAGAGAGTAAGCCCGTTCATGGCCGCTGTTTTAACGGCAAACTTCATGATACGTTCTAGTCTAGAACCCCAACTATCGGAGTAAATGTTCTGAAACATACCTACTATGTGACCAGTAATACGTTCTACGTCGTGACCCGCGAGGACGTTGAGCCCTATAGGGTAAAGAGTATCCGCTGGGTCGAACCATATTACATCCTCGACGCGACTCCGTGGGACGCTATAAAGTACGTCTTTCGCCAGATCACCCTTCGGCTCAATAAGCACTAGGCCCATGCCCTGCTCCATGATCTGAACGGCCATGTTGTGCAGGACGGTACTCTTACCGACGCCTGAGGGGCCTAGTACCCAGGTATGCATCAGGAGCGAAGCCGGAGGGATGGCTAGCAGTCGGCCTCTAGAATGGTGATGGTTACTGGAACCGATCACAATCCCCTCGGTGTCGATCATGTTATCCACAGGCAGCTTCCTAGCCCTGGCCCCGGAGAGACCGTCTAGCTCCCATCCCATGAGGGCCGAGAACTCTTTAGCGTTGAGGAACACGGGGTAGCCAAACGTCCCGGCTCTCCTTCTAATTCTGTCCGACACTCCTAGCATGTAGCGCTTACGGAGTGTGGACCCCTGGGCTCCGACACCGACCAGCTTTCTTAGGTAGGGCATTACAGCTACCCGTCTGGGATGAATTCCCCATCCGATTAGCTTCTTGAGCTCGTCAGTGACGAACTCGGTGTGATGCTGCATCTCGCTTCCATCTCTGGAAAACAAAGATGCGAGTGCTGACCCCCGGAGCGTAAAGCGGGTAGCCAACCCTGCTCCGAAGTCTGATGTGTCAGCCCTGCCAGCATACCCGCAGGTAGCGGCCCTGAACCCGGGCGCGGGCCGGGGGTGCTTGGGTCGTTGGACGCATCGGCAAGCCACGAGGTAAGCACCCACGGTTGAACCCCCGCAGCAGGACAGCGTTGGGGGTTCTACCAGGCACTATATCGAATGTGGTATAACTAAAGCAATTTAAGCAGGACAGCAAAGCAATGCATGAGTACCACAAAATCAATACCATGTTCAAACGAAACATGGAAGGTGATAAGAAAATCGTTATCGGCCATTGGGCGATTCCGGAGTTAGAGTATCTCAAGGACAATGATTGGGTCTTCACCGAAAAAGTAGACGGCACTAACATTCGCATCTATTGGGACGGCAAGGAGGTAACATTTGGCGGTCGTACTGATAATGCCCAGATTCCGAATGGCATTATTAACCGCCTCAACGACCTATTCTACTCAACACCTGCGAAGGTTCGTTTGCGTGATGTCTTCCCTGATGGGGGGGTTGTCCTCTTTGGTGAGGGATACGGCGCGAAAATCCAGAGTGGGGGGAAGTATAAGGACTTCCAAGACTTTGTACTCTTCGATGTCCTAGTGAGCGATATGTGGCTAGAGCGCCACAACGTCGAAGACGTAGCGACGAAGTTAGCGCTTGATGTCGTCCCCGTCGTGGGGCACGGAACTCTGGGCCAAGCAATCCAGCTCGTCCAGGACGGCCTCAAGTCTGAGTGGGGGGACTTCGAGGCTGAGGGCATCGTTGCTCGGCCCACTGTGGAGTTACGGAGCCGTAGAGGGGATCGCATCGTTACGAAGATCAAAGCTGTTGACTTTCGCTAACGGAACATTCACCCCATAGAGGTTGTTAGTTAACCTCACGCCTCTAACGTTACGGGTGCAAGAGACAGGCACCCACACCGTAAGTTGACAACACAAGAGCGGGGCTGCCCTTTTTGTGAAGCATATTCGACTCAGACTTGAGTATGTTTGGCTCAAGTCTGGTGGTTTGGGGTGGCTTTGGCGTTGCATCGGCACGTGAGGGTCTAAGCATCCCCGGCGATCCGCCGGTAGACTGGCACTAGCTGGGCATAATCTCAACGGTGTGATTTCAAAAGCCCAGGTCAGACCGCTAGCAGAAAGATCATGCACATGGCAGACGTAATAGTAGGGGCCGGTGTCGCGGCCGGGGTTGGCAGTGCCTACGGTGCGGCCGTAGTGACGCGCACGGACACTCCCAAGCTCACGAGCATGGGGTTTGAAGTAGCCCAGAGCTTCACCGTCAACGAGTCGGAGCCCATCGACGGGACGGTTCGCGAGTACGAGCTGATAGTAGATGACAAGCTCACCTGGACCGGTATGGGCGATGACCGCACGGATGCCCTGCTGGAGGCCATCGCGCATGTCACCGACCAGGGGGATGAACTACCGGACAACTAAAATGGCATGGTTCAAGAAACCCGACCTGTCGCTATCGAATGAGTATCAGGACCTGAGGACAGGAGGAGGGTGTATCAACTGCGGCGCTCTGCGCGAGGTCCTGAAATCACAGAATATCCATAACTTGAGCACCCTACAGAACATCCTGACAAGTGCTCCTATCTGCGTTAACGACCCGCAGGAGGGATGCTGGGCATACGCTGGCCAAAGCGATTACCCGACGTGTCTCCATGGGCTCACAGATGATGACCCAAAGGTAGTAGAGGCACGGGACCAAATAAAACGAGCCCGGCAAGCCGTTAAAGACATCGGGGAGCAGACGGCAAAAGAGCGTGCGAAGCGGCTCCGTAAGGTTCAGAACCGCTCTCTGCCGTAAACCTGTGAATAATTGCTTCCTGCGGTCAAGCGGGTTATTTACTGTACGCTGATGCCTTTATCCTTACGCCATGGTGTCGTCAGCTCGGCTTGCTGACCGCTGTACCAACCCCAACAAGACTGCGTGACGAGATCCTTTAGAGCCTTACGTTGCTCAGAATCCCGCGCTGCCGCGTCTGTGATAGTAAGCAGCTTACCCACCAGGTCGTTAATGCGCTCGTAACGGATTACAGGGTCAACAGCATCACTATCCCGGCGGCTACCGTCCGCTTCTTCGTCAAACTCTGTCCGGATGACACCCATAATATCGTGAGTATCCGGAACCTCTAACTTGAGGTCGATCACCTTCGCAGTCCCATCAACACGGGGAAGGCCCTGATTGCCGTACCCCTCGCACACGATTAACTTGACTTTAGACATAACTATTCTCCTTTCAAACAACTGGACTAGACTTGACCGCATTACCCTCATCTTACCAAACCCCGCCTGAGCTGTGGGGGCGGCGGCAGTCTCTTTGTCGTCGAACCGCCACATGTCACTCAGAACAAAAATACCTGGGTCGCCATAGCGTGCGACACGATAGTAAAACCCATAAGCCGTATTTTGCGGAAACCCTGCCGCCTTGAGCTTCTTGGCGGTGTCGAGGGTGACTACGTTATTTTCCATCTGTATCTCCTGGTAATGTCTCTGGGAGCTTGCAGAAAACCGGTCCCATCTGGGATACGCCCTTCTGGGATACGCCCTGGTATTTGCCAATTGGCCCTACGACTTTGGCGTATTCCATTTCCGCTATCAGCTCATCGACAATGCTCTCTAGCATGTTGGCGCGACAGTAGTAGCCGTCACGGTGGGTTTCATCGTGCAGTTCATGCAGTATCTCTTGCCAGTGTCTACTCATTCCGTGGTATCTCCTGTTTGGTTCGGTTGGGGTTGTAGGGCGGTGAAGTATTCAGCTACGGGAGTCCAGTTCATGTTGTGGGCCTCATTACGGCAATAATCCGTCCACCACGCCTCGAAGTGTTGTTTGGCTCCCTGTTCCTGCCCCTCACGGTAGGACTTGGCTACAAGAGCTTTGGTGCAGTCCAGCATTGCAACGGCTATACTAACTGGCATTTCCTTGAAACCAGCCTTGGCAAAAGCATCTGCTAGCGTCACTGTGACATCGCGCTCTAAGGAGTCAAACCAAGGGTGTTCTTTGCTCTGTGCTGACTGAGGGTTAATCATTTGACAGACGGTCCTTTCTGCCCTTCGGTTCCGTCTTGGCTCGGTAATGTCTCGGGGAGGTGGTCATAGATTCGCCCTGGTACATGGTCGATTTCGCACCGTGAACACCATGTGAGGTCGTCCGCCTTGAACT